TCAAACTCACGACGCTCCATTCTTTTAGCCATATTTCTAAGATAACGGCTTATAAAGTTTTCTTCTTTAATAATGGATTTAACGTATTCTCTAATCTGAGATCGTAGTTGTTTTTCTTGTGACATGTTTGTTCCTCTATATCTATTTAATCATATATAAATATAAAGGAGCTTAGTTTTTTGGCCTATTTAGGACGTGCATTTCTAGCAAAGGTTGGAACTTTTGGAGGTCCAGATGAGCTTCCACCTCCTTTTTTAGCTTTTTCCATTTCTTCAGCCTCAAGTGTAAGTTGTTCATTAAGAAGTTTGAAATAGTAAATTCTAAGATACACCGGTAGATCGTATACATCCGAAAATGTAAACCCTCCTTTGGAGTTGTAGCAAAGTTGAAATATTTGCTTATGCAGAATGGGCCTATAGTTAGGCCCCAGGCCAAAAAAAGTTGACACCAAGAGGAATTGACATCTCTCGTTCTTGTCCAGTAATATCTGATACGAATGTGAATGTCATATCAATATCTGGTGAAACCTTCTTAATTTGTTCTCTAAAAGTTCTAGTATCTCGTGATAGGAATTGGTTATCTACAAACTCTCTAATAACCTTAGGAGTTGCATCGCCATCTACAGCTGTAATCATATGCTTTAATCTAGTACTTAATTGAGCATCTACTCCTGCATATCCTCTATTTTTGAAGTTCTTTTTCATGGCTTTTACTTCTTCAGCAATTTTTCCTTCATCACCATGTGTAAGCAGTTTAAATGTTATAGTTCTTTTTGATAGTGGTAAATCAAAGTCAAATGAATTATCATCACCAATTAAGTTCCAATCAACATTAGCATCTTGTAACTGTTGTAAATCAATAACAGTTTCTTGTTTTTCTCCTGGAGTATATGGATCTTCAATTTCTACTTTATAGTCAGAACCATAACCCATAACTCTTGCTGCTACCATTATTGCGTTTTTGTCTCCAATAAGAATGTCATCGTAATTACAAGGTGTAACTATAAGTGCTTGTAATAGTCTATCTAAAACAACACCTTTTTGAATAAGATTTTGAGAAGTTAATATGTCTTCTTCTCGTGCTGTCATATATTTTAATTCTATTGTACCTGATTGTAAAGGGTGGCCATCTGGATATAATTTACCTTTACTAGGTAAATCTATAACTTCAGTTGGAAATTTATATTCCACTTTGCCTTTAGAATCGTTAATGTTTGTACTGTTTTCAGCGACGAGCTGCTGTTTGATTTGTTCGTCTGTTAAGCCTTTTTCTGCCATAACTTATTTCTCCATTTTTATAACGTTTGCATTTGATATATACATATATAAATATAAAACAAAACTAAAAAGTAATAAAAAACTCCTAACTTTTTTAGCTAGGAGTCTTTTAAATTTAATATTTATAATGCTATTAGAATTGTAGTATCCAATAATCACACTGAATTGACATTGCGATTTCATTATATGCATTGGTGGCTGTCCAATCTAATGTTCCAAAGTCTGCTTCAGTAATAAATGCACCTTTACCAGTCCATTCTTCTACTTTATCACCTACCGGTCCAAGTACGTTAATTGTTACGTCCTTCTTATAGAAGTCTGCATAACCATCTCTACCTGTTACAGATTCATGGTGTAGTCTTACCCATTCCATAACTGCTTGAGCTCCTGATGGAACTACTGGGTCATATAATGTTAATGCTACAACATCCCATTTAGATTTTCCTTTAACGTATCTAGTAACGTTGATGTGCTCAAGAGTTACAGTTTCTTGTGTAATTTTCGGTCTTGCCGCTTTATGTATTAAGAAAGCAGGTATACCCTCAATATAGAAAATGTATCTATTTTGCTGTTTAGGCTCAAATGCCGTAAACATTGCTTCATTTGGATCGATTAAGTTAGCCATTTATTGTTCTCCTCTATTTGTATATCTTTAATATAAATATCGTCTATTTTACTTTTTATTCATCAAACGATGCACCTGTTGGCATGATGTTGAAGTCAATGATAATGAATTCTGCAGCTTTTGCAGGCTGTAAGAATATTTCACCTTTCATTATGTTTCTATCAATTATATCAGGTGTGTTGTTAGTTTCATCCATAATTACACGGAATGCGTAAAGACCTTGGTTTTGTTGAACTGATTCTAAATAAGGGTTAACAATATTTAAGAATCTTTGTCTTGTTGCAGTCGTGTTATTTTCAAATACTAGATATTTAGTTGCAGAAGCAATAAACTTCTTAGCAGCTATTAATAATCTACGTACATTGATTCTGTCTAATGCAGATGGTTTAGCTTGAAGTGTTTTTTGACCCCATACACAAACTCCAGTTCTTGGGAATACTGCAATCGGGTTAATTCTACCTTCATATAATGAATCTCTTTCTGCATGCGTTAATCTTGTGTAAACATCAAGAACAGTAGTTAAACTACCACGATTAAGACCTGCTGGTGCAAACCATGGGTGAGCTACTTTATCATTGAATGCATATACACCAGGTATAACAACAGATGGTGGTACAAACTTAAATCTGTTTGTTGCTGCATCTAAGATTTTTACCCAAGGATAATACATTGCAGCATAGTTTGTATCATATGAATCAGCTTGTGCAGTTGCACTTGATACGCTATCACCAGTTAATGAATTATTAGGGTCAAAAATATAGAAACAATCACCTCTATCTTCACATATTTCAATTGCTTTTGCAATTACAGATGTTGAATTAGAATTTAATATACCTGGAGTTACAATAAGATTAATATCGATTTCATCAGGGTTTGAGATTGCATCTAATGCTTTCTTATATACTGTATATCCAGTTGATGTAGTTGAACTAATATCGTGTCCAAATGTATTAGCTGCTAATAAATCTTTTCCAGATGAAACTCTTAATGCAGGATTAACTCCATCAAAACCACCTTGGAATGCAACTGAGAATTTTTTATATTTCAATGGTGAATCTAAATCAACGTATGTTCCTGAACCAGATAAAGCTGATGCATCTAAAATAAATGCTTTATTATGAACTGCAGCTGCAGTATCAGATAATGGAGCTACGTAATTGTAGTTTCCTTTTGCATTGTCTGAATTAAATTCAAATCCAAAGAATGATTTTGAATCATCATGTGACTTAGAAACAACTAAAACAGCTGGAGGATAAGCTGCAGTAACATTATCTGCTGCACCATTATTACAAACAACTGTTGCTGTAAACGGTGAGTAATATGCATCATGTCCAAATGGTACAAGTTTTGGAGAGAATACTTTATTTGTAACAGCTTCTTCTACCTCAAGTCTAACATATTTAGAAATATTAGGATACATTCCATTTACAACTAATTTTCCTGATGCATCGTAAGATCTATATTGTGTTCCAACTCTACGACCAAGGAAATTAGCATTGTCTGGATCTAAACTTAAATTTGCATAAGTTTCTATTGCTACAGGTCTAGTATCAGTATCATCATATTTTCTAACTTGTAAAGTAAATGAACCATAGTCATCACCTTTAACAGTACCTGCTTTCTTAATATTTGAAATTGATATTTTAAAGTCGTCATTAACTGCATTTCCATGTCCTAATGTATGAACTTTAAATAATCTAGACGTATTTCCATTAACTGTTTGTGAACGGAACCAAGGAGTTGCTGCATGTGAATATCCTGCTGCTCCAATTGGAGAATTTGTTCCTCCATTAAAGTCTAAGTCCATTCTAGATGCAGTCATTGTAGTTGTTTGTATATTTCCTACTCCTGTAAGATTAGAAAAGCTTTTTTCATCAATATGTTGTGCAATTGACTCAGAATTAAATAATGCATAAACATATAAAGCACTAATTGGAGTATCTGCAGCATCTAATGTAGTTGATGGTACATATCTTGCAGAATCTTGTCCTAAGCAATTTAAGATATAATCACTATTAGATTCATCAAATGAGAATGTAAGATTTGTTTGAGCTTCAGTGTTTGTAAAACTGTGAGATACCTTACCATTAATAAAGTCTTTATTACCAGCTGCAAGTTCACCTATAACTGCATCCGATGTAAATGTAGCATCTTCATCTCTTGCTGATGGGTGAAGTACTGCACCAATAAAGGCTGATTGAGTAACTTCTGCACCAGAACCTGATAGCATTGTATATATTAATGCTGAATCTGAGTTGCTATATCCTGATAAGCCAAGCGTTCTAACAATTGTTACTGCTCCTGCATGTCTGATGTATTCTTTTACTGTATATGGAACGTATGTTCCGTCTGTTCCTGCTCCGAATTGGTCTTGGAATTCATTGAATGATCTGATTACCTGCGGTTCAAATGCAACACCTTTTTGGGTATTACCTATGATAGCAGCTCCAATTTCTCCAATACCAACTGGCAAAAATGATAGGTCGTTTTCTTGTGTAAAAACACCTGGGCTAACAATTCTTTCGGCCATGTTTATTTCTCCTATATGTTTACTTTTATGACAAACACTCTAAGTTTTAAGTATTTCTTAACTATATATAAATATCGGTTAAATTCCCAAAATGCTACTTAGAGGCTGAAAATTTACCTGTAGATATGTCTAATGAACCAACTCCATACTTATTACTAAGTTGTTGAGCCAGTTTTACTTCTTGTTCTTTAATTTCAACCAAAGCATTCTCTAATTGTGTTTCTTGAGCTGTAATTGCTTTCTTTTGAATTGCTAGCTGGCCAAACGCAACAACTAAATTATCCATATCAGATTGTAATTTTTTCAACAACTTTAAGTCTTCTGAATCAACCATAGTATCTGTTGCTTTTTTTGCTTCTCTGTGTTCTTTTAATTTTTCTGCGATTTCGGTATCTGTAACCATTTCTTTTCTCCTAGAATTTGTTTTGTTTATATTTATCTATTAACTTGTTGCTTGCTGGATCTCCACTTCCTTCAAGCCGCCTTTTTGTGGCATCGAGAGTATTTCCCTCATCAATTAACGAACCAGTTTTATTAACATTTGAAGAGTTCTGATTAATTGGTTTATCTATATCACTAAACACAAACTCCGTAGTTGTTAGCTGTTTAGCTGTAAATGTTCTATTTGCAAAATTTGTGGCATCTTTTTGTACACTATCTGGTATAATATATCCATTCATAGTTATTTGAAAATTAGCCCTTATTGATCGATCTTGTCCTTGTTCTAATGTATTTTCAGTAGTAAAACTATCCATCATAGCTAAGAATTTGAAGTTATCTTTTTCACCCCAGTAAGAGTTTGCATTATAGTTTATATCTTCAATAATCTTATTCTGTTGTGCAACATATTCTGTCCATACAACGACGTCGTATGTAATTTTTACGTAATCTGGTATAATAACATTATAATATTCTCTAGATGGTTTTTGTCCTTGTAGTATATTCCACCTATCATATCTATTTTTAGGGTTATATCTAGTTGCAAACTGTCTAACTATACTAGTTGGATCGGCCGCATCTATTTTATTACCCATCATACCTTCAACTCTTTCTAGACCTGTTCTTCTATACATTATTAAGGGTATTTGTATTTTTCCTTTAGAATCTCTAAATGCTCCACTTTTTTGTACAGACTTCCATCGTTCTGGAGAACCATATATAATAGGAACATCAATTGTTTCATCACCATCATCTACCTTGGGTTTTATTACCTGATTGAAGTAGTATGTGATAGCTTCGTCAACATCGTAAATTCCAATAGTAATGTCTTTAATGGTTGAATCATTGTTACTAGTTTGGCTAGCCCTATCGTGTGATATGTTGTTTGTTTTTTTCATTATAAATTAGATATTCTATTATTTACACCAGATCTTATTTTTTCTAATTTTAGTTTACTTTTTCTAGTTTCATGAGTTTTTACAATTATTGAGAAACTTGAGCCAAATTCACCACCTAAAGAATCTGTTCTTTCTCCGTCTACAAATCCTTTATCTGTTGAAGGATTTTTACCAAATAGATATTGGTGTTCATGAACTTCATCTATTTCCCAATAAGTTGCATCCCACCATATTATATCTCCAACCTCTAAAACAACATTTGCTGATGGAGATCCTATACTTCCAGCTGGTAATAAATCATCTCGCAAAAACTTAAATTCTGTAGTGTGATTGACATCTGCTCCAAATTCGTCACTAGACCATTCTTCTTCGCCCATATCAATTAAACATGCAACCCTTACGCCTTGCATATATACTTTATTTAATGCTTCTCCATATAAATTTCCAACTGTATCATGTATGGCAGCCTTAAAAATATCCACCTCAGTGTCAATAATTTCGTTTATTAACTCTCTATTTAAAGTTCTAAATAGGCTTATATCTCTTTGTCCACCAAATAATGCCATAATTATCCTATATAAATTGGGTAAGGTATTCTGTTTAATGTATCATTCATAAATTCAGCTTCGTCTTTTTGTCGCTCAAGCATGTTTCTTCTACTTGTTGCTTCTAAATCTTCTCTAAGCTGAGTTAGCAAATTTTCTTTTTCTGATGTTGCCTCGTTTCTTAATGTATCACCATCAAGATTAGTTTCTCCACCAGGAATAGGTATACTTCCATATTTACTACGTATACTACCTAAAAGTTCTTTTGCCAAGGCTAACGTATATTTTCTAATCCACTGTTTTCCTGCATGGTTTATCTCAGTGTATTGCATGTTGTTATAGGTTGCATTTGAGAAGTCTGTTATAGAACCATTATTGGTTTTTAATGGATCTTTTCTGTCATTTTTTACAATATACTGAAATTGAATTTTTGCTTCTGCCGTTGGAATTGGAAACACTCGTAATTCATTATTTATCAATTCAAAAGTATATGCAGATTTTCGTATTTCATCATTAAATTCAATTGCTTGAACCCTCAATAAGTCATCATACATTGGTAGCATTAAAAAGTTTACAGCTGGTGAGTATTGTCCCCATCCAAAACCTTGCAGCATTTGTTCAGATCCAGCTCCTGTTCCTACATAAGGGTCAAAAAATCTAGTTACTGCAGGAGCAGGTTCATAAAATACTCGCTTTATTTCAATATTATTTCCGCTTTCAGAAACATTTGCCCATAAATTATCTAAATTATAGGTTTGTCCTGATTCAGGTGTTACAGTTATAGAACCAGTTTTATATGTTACATCACCGCCAACTCCAGCTTCTGTTCCATACTGATTTGCTAAAGTTATCATTCTATCAAAATTAGGAGTTATTTCTCTATGTGTTAAATTAGAACCAGACGGTGCACCTTGTAGATTAAGTAAGTTTTCCTTTATATTAAAATAGTTTACTTGAGAACTGTATTCAGTTATTGATTCTTCAAATACAGCGTATAAACTTCCAGATTGCAATTCGATATCTACAATAGGATAACCCAATCTTTTGGCGCACCATGCAGCTGTATTATCTACATCATTAGTAAATGAAGTTTCTCCATCATAAAAGCCAAAAGGTGTTTGACCAGATGAAAAGTTAGATGTGCCTGTCCAGATTGGTATTTGAGTTGCCATATATTTCCCACTTATTAGTTAACTATTCTTATATAAATATAAAGAAGTATTGTATTTAATTACATACTCATCAACATTTCAAAGACATTGTCTATTGCCGGATGCCTATGGTTATCCAACAGTATTCGTTTATACACATATTCGGAGTCAGATATTTTAGAAACATCTACTATTGCAGAATAATTTTTATCCTTTAAATCAATTTGTTGATTATCTCCACAAAATATCATTGTAGAACCTTTACCTAATCGTCCTAATGCCATTCTTAATTGAGATCTTGTTAGGTTTTGAAATTCATCTACTATAACTACTGAGTTTTCAAATGTTCTACCTCTAAAGTGTGCTAGTGAAACTAGTTCTATTGATTCTTCTTTTTCCATTTTATCTAGTATAAGAGGTTTATTATAAACTTTTCTCATATTAGACCTAATAGGTACTAACCAAGGTTCCATCTTTTCTTTTTCACTACCAGGTAAAAAACCGTTATCTTCTGTGGATACAGTTGGCCTTGTGATAATAATTTTATTTATCATTCTTTTAAAAAACATATCAAGAGCAACTTGACAGGCCAGTAAGGTTTTACCACTACCTGCTTTACCAACTATAAAGTTATAAGGATGATGAAGCATAGCCTGTTTTGCAGACTTTTGTTCCTCTGATAAGGATATGGAAAATTTTACATTTCCTTTTGGTGGTGTTTTTTCAATGTTTTGTTTTGCCATAATAACCTCCATTTAAATGTTGTATACTATTACATATAAATATAAAAATACTACTAAAAAAAGAAAGAGGCTAGTAAAAACTAGCCTCTCTAAAAAATATATAGTGGGTATTTATTAAATAGTAGTTACACCTTTACAAAATACTTTACCATAAAATTCTGGTCTTACAACTTTCTTAGCATAACGAGTCATTACACCTTTACGTGGAGTAAAGTTTGTAGGATCGTAAACTAATGGAGTCATAATTAATGGTACGTATGGAGCATAAACAGCACCAGTTTCTAGGAACTGAGTTCCTCTAAAGCCCATAATAATTTCATCCTTTTGGATGTATGGATTTTTGTAAACTGTAAATCTGTTGTTTAATGCACCAACTTTTTGTACACCCATCGCAAATGATGCTTGGTTACCGTCAGTATCAGCAGCATATCCAGGAATAGATTCTAGGATTGTTGCAACTTCTGGTCCACAAACTAAGAAGTTTGCTCCACCTCTCATTGTTTTTGCGTGAATTTGGTTAGAAACTTTTTGTATTTTAGTACCTAAAGTTTGGAACCAAGTACCTTGGTTGTATGCTGCAGCAGTACCGCCAGCATTCCAGTCATCTTCACCACCGTTAGTAGTTCCGTCATGAACTTCACCAATAGTAGCTGACCAATACTCTTTTGTTAAAGCATTTTCAGATAACATTGATAAAATTTCAAGATCGATTTCCATTGAAATATACTCAGATAACATTGAAGTTAATTCAGCTTCAGCGTCAATTGAATGGTATGCATTCAAATCTTGAGCAAATTCTGGAGACCATACAGCTTTCAACTTACGAGTTTTAGCTACAATAGTTTCAGATCTTAATTCAACGTTTACTTCTGGAATTGAAACATCAGCTCCTGAAGTATCTTCAAAATCACCTCTAGTAGATGCAGTTGGTTGTTCATAGTAATGAATTGTATTACCTGCTGCATCTCCAGCTGTAATTGGTAATGTTGCAGCGCCTGTACTTAATACAAACTGTACTTTCGTATCGTTTGTTGTTAATTTTGTATAAGCTGGTAAGTTCATTGCTTCTGTTAATAAAGATCCAGATACAAATCTCCATGCTTGTACACCGTCAAGATCAGGTCTAGTAAGCTGAGATATTGTAGCTGTTACTGTATACACAGATCCATCAACGATTGAAGCTGATAAGTCTGAGTCATAGTCAACATCTGCCCATACTGCTGACGCTGATGTAATCGTTACGTCTGAGTTTGATGCATTCATTGAATATCCGAATTTACCGCCGCCATAAAGACCGCCAGTTGATTCGCCTGAAGCTGATGTATTACCCATAATATCCGTATTTTGGGCAAAGCCGTTATTTGCTTTATCAGATCCATATTTAAAGTCTAAGAAAAATACGAGTCCAGAAGGTAAATTCATTGGTTGAACAGATACAAAATCTTTTGCAGCTATTTCACCAAAAATTCTTCTTACAAGTGGAAGAGCCACACCTGACCATTCTTCAGCATTAGCACCAGCTCTGTTAGTTCTCGAATTTTCATCGATTAACTGACGAGCTTGGTTTTCTAAAAGAACAGCCATTCCTGACTTTTCGTACTCATTTCCGATACCTTCTAATAAACCAGTATTTTCCCATTTTGATGTAAGTGCTCTTGCTTCGTCAAGTTGCTTTCTGTGAGCTGCACCTGCATCTGTTAATAGGTTGTTAATTGATTCCATTTAGAATTCTCCTCTCTAATTTGTTAAGGCAGACTAAAGTAGTCCTGCCAATTTTCTCATTCTACTTGCCATTTCGTTACCTTCTTTGATAACTTGTTTTGGCTTTGTTGTTTTTTGCGCTTTTGACGCTAATCCTTCAGTTCTAACTTTTCTTGAAGTTTTAACTGGAGTGTTAAGGCTTTCAGCTAATGTTGTGTAAACAAGCTTCACTTCTCTTAATGAATGAGCTCTGTCGAAAGTTTCAATAACTCTCATTTTTTGAGACTCAGTCAAGTTTTGAGACTTGAATAGTTTGTTTGAAAACAACAATTTTGCATTAAGAAGATTAACTTCGTTAAGAGTAGATTTTAAAGATTTAATAGTATTATAAGCTTCTTCAAGTTGCTCTTTATACATTTCGTCTTGTTCATCTTCTTCTTCCGTTTCTTCATCTTCTTCTTTTAACGCGTTTAAGATAGATTCGATGTTAAGTTCTTCGTCCATTTCTTCTTCCTCTTCAGATTTTTCATCTTCCATTTCAGTTTCTTCGTCCTCTTCTTTCATCATTTCATCTTTTTCATCTTCCATTTCAGATTTTTCATCTTCCATTTCAGTTTCTTCGTCCTCAGCTTCAAGTTCTTTAATGATAGCTTCTAACTCCATGTCCATATCATCGTCATCATCACCATCTGCATCGATGTTAATGTCAACAACGTTATCGTCATCTTCGTCTTCTTCTTTCATCATTTCATCTTTCTCATCTTCAACTTCAGTTTCTTCATCTTCTGCTTCTGTAAGTTTGTCAACAACTTTTAAGTTGCTGTCTTCAGAACCATAAGCTGCAGACGTTTTTTCAGTTTCAGACTTTTCTTCATCATCACCATCAGCTTGGTCGACTTTATTGTCGCCTTTACCAATTGTAGATGAATCTGATTGCTCTTCAACTGTATCTTCGTCGTCTTCTAATTCTTCTTCGATCTTATTAGACAACATTGATTGTAGTTTTGGAGTGAAAGCTTCTTCTAAGGCCAATTTTGCGTTTGCAATTGCTGTTTCTCTAACAGCTTTAGCGTCAGCGATAGCTTCTTTAAGTAAGTTGCTACTTGCCATTGTGTTTCTCCTAATTTTTAATTTGGAAATAAGATTATTGAGAATCTTAATAGGTAGGGTTTATATTTGTTACCGCTATATAAAGTATTGATAGCGTATTCGAATATAAATATATCTAAATATATAGAAAAAACAACAAGAGAGCTAAAAAAATAGCCCTCTCGTAAAAAAAATATGTTATTATGTGTTATTTTGCACCATGTTTAGTCATAACAAGCCAGCAGTTGTTTTTTCCATACATTCTTCGTTGGATTGCATCATCTCTTCTTTGCATGGCTACTGCTCTTTCCATTTTTACCTTTCTAACTTGTGATGGTTTTTCGTAATATTGTTTATTCTTATACAGAAATAACTTTTCTGAGTCTTTAAGCTGTCTCTTTAAATATTTTAAAGCTTTTTCTAATGTAAAAGAATCTGAGTCTGGTACTTTTACACCATCAGGATTTCCTGCAATATAAAAGTCTGCTCTTGTGTGCCTCTTTTTAAAAGGTCTTTTTTTGTAATTACCGTCTCTATTTTGATTACGGTTGTTTTTAAAATTTTTTTGCATACTTTGATTTTTAGTTAAACGTTTAATTAGTATTAATATAAACAAAAAAAATGACATATAAAAATTATATGCCATTTATTTTCAATTTTTTATTGGATTATTTGATATTTTTTTTCATCCATCTAATGATATAGTTCATTAATTCTTTTTGTGCTGGTTTAATGTCTTCTTTTTCAGTCATAGGACCTTTTTTCCATTCAAGCCATCCGTCTTTTATCAGTAACAAACCTTCATCTAGATCTCTCATGATTTCAATATATTCTTCATTTAGTGGCTGTACTTCTTCTTTTAGGTTTTGGTCTTTTTGCCATTGTTTTCTTAACCATCCATGCATATCAAATTGTTTTTTCATAATTATTCCTTTAATCTTTTAGTTAGATCCAACCATTTTACCAATCAATGCAGGATAACCTGCTACTGTCTGTAGGTTTTGTAATATTTTCTTAAACACTGCTTTGTCTGCACCTTTAGCTGTTTTCATTTCATGCTTGACGTGAGTTATTAAAACTTTACAATCTTTTTCAAAGTCCTTTGCAAATCCTCTATCCATTGGAGCTTCATTTAATTTACCTTCGCGAATATCCTTTGTACCAAAGTCAACTTGTTTACCTTTTACTTTTGTACGATACGTATTAAATTGAGGTCTTGGTCCTTTTACAACTTGGTTTATTTTTACAGTTTCACCAGTTTTTAATTTTACAGTATCACCAGCTTTATATTCTTTAGCTTCATTTAAGTTTTTACTTTGATATTCATTTATATCAAATTTATCCCAGCTGTTTGGTAATTTCATGATTATACTCCTATGTTTGAATACGTTACCATATCTTTCATAGCACGTAAAGCTTTAATTTTTGCTTTGTCAAATTCTTTACCATATCTACTACCCATTCCACCTTTTTGTGAATTAGCTACTAGGTTCATAAGTTTTTGAAGAGATTCAGCTTCTTTATTTTTTCTCATTTTAGGAGCAGCTTCTGTTTTAATTGCTTTTCCAACCGCTTTTCTTCTATTTGCTAAATATTCATCTGATTTGTCTTCATCACCATCATTATCTATATCACCGTCTTCCTTGCCAACTGGATCCATAGCTTCTACAATCTCATAGTATCTTCCTAACTTATTTCCTAAGTCTTCATATAAAGATTCTAATCTTTGCTGCATGCCAACCATTTCTTTTGCAGTTTTTACAAAGTCATTAGCTGAATTATCTATTGCTTTAGAATCTCGCTTAATTGTTACCGCATCAAACCAGTCTTCAGATTCATCAACAATAAACTTGCTTGCTCCTGATGTTAGTTTTTCAATTGTTTCTATTATATCACTTAGATTAGACTCTCTATAAATTGCTTTTCCATATTCATTATATTTTGCAACAGCCTCTAAGAATGTTTTCTTTTGTTCAGGCGCAAGTCTAGACTCATTTAATATGTCTTTTAATTTCATTACTTTATCTCCATATCTTCTAGTATTTCTCTAATGATAGAATTTACTTTACAATATTTATCGCATTGTTCCCATTCACTAACATTATTATTAATAGATTCTGTTATTGATGTGGGTTTCATAAATGCACCGTGTGTAGATGGATTACTTACAAAATCCCAACATATAAGTTCAAAATCATTTCCAACTTGTACAGTAGCTTCGTCAACTTGATTAACACTTCCTAGTCCTCTACTGCTTATTCCTAATTTTATTCCAGCCTTTAATAGTTCTTTTAATATTTTTCCAGCTGGAGTATCAAGTATTTCTACTTTTCCAACAACATCATCACCATCAAACCATGCATCTGTAACATTGTGAGATACATTTTGAAGGTTAACAACAGAAGATTCTGGGTGATCTAATTCTCCAAGAGCTCTTTTTTCGGCTATTTGAATTTTCTTATAATTTTTAACTTCTCTCATAAGAATATTTTTTGGATACATTCTTCCATTTTGATTTTTTGCATTAGCCCTTTGTAAGACACCTTGAACAATAACTCTACCATTATTCTTAGTTTCAGACTCAGCAATTAGTTGAGGTGAAACTTCAAAAAGGGTATAGTCTATTAATAGTTTTTTATCTGTCATTTTATCTACTCCGATGTGTTTAATTATCCAATATCACCTGTTCCAAATAATTCTGTTCCGGATGGCGATTCATGGTCACATAAAACTGTACCTAATACTGTAACGCCTGTTGCAGAATTATAGAAAAATTCTATTAACGAACCTGATACACCACCTTTTTCTTGTTCTGCATGAGATAAAGATACATGCGTAGATCCTACCGGTATAGCTCTATATAATGTTTTTGCGGCTACATCAGACGCTACGTTAATACTACCCGTTAATTTTGTTGTTGTTCCATCTGGTCCTATTCTAACATTTGCAGCATTATCACCAATAATAACTTTATAACTTAATCCAATATTGTTGGTTGTTGCCTCTGGTAGTTTTACAACATATGTACTTGCATTACTTCCAGTTGCAGATATATGGATTATTCCACCAAGTGCATCTCCATCACCAGTTAAAGTTTGATTTGCTGCATCAACTGCAAGTACTGAATAGTTTCCATGTCCTGCATGACAAGAGTCTACTAGGTCTGCAAAATTAGCTTCTGTTGGTACATCACCTGCGTTAAAATATCCTTTTAATGTTGACTTTCCTGTAAAAGACATATATCATCTCCTCTTATTTATTTGTAACTCGATATTGGTTTTGTAGGTGCTTATATTGTTCTTCCCACAAAAACTTTTCTCTATTAAACTTCTTTTTAGCTTTTTCCATATTTTCTGCCATTAACTTTTTATTTTCAGGTTTATTACTCCAAGTTTGCCATGTAAAATTAAACATAATATTCTCCTATAACGATGCCCATGCACCTTTCTTTCTATATAAATCAAAAAATACTCTAGCTATTTCTTTTCTAATGGCTAATCGTATTTTTTTCATATCATCTGGTGATAATTCTTCTTTTATATGTTGTTTACGTTTCATTATGAGGATAATTCTCGCAATTTGTGTGATACCTTTAAAAGTCTTTCAGCTATTTTTTTCATTCTAGGACTAGTTGATTTCCAATAGTTATCTCTAGAAACTCCTGCTTCCTTTTTTAATTTTGTAGCTCTTCCAATTATTCGCTCAATTTCAAAAAGTTTTCTATTTATTTCTTTTACTGCACCGTTTACCTTTTGTCTAGAATTTTTAGAATCATCTTTTTTGAATTTATTATAATTTAAACCAAAAATTTCTTTTATCATTTCTGAATGTTTCATAGATTCTCCTAATTTATTCTTTTTCTTTTTACTCTTTTTAGCTAGAGTATATCCAGTACTTGTAGTTGCTCTTTGTTTTCTTTTCTTTTCGAGCTTTGGTTTATTACCAGTAAACGCCATCGGAGAATCATAGTGGCCTGCATTTGCCGATACACTTATTTCCTCTAAGTCTTCTTCTAGATATAAATCTATAAGTTCGTCAATAGTTTTATTTAACGACATTTCTTACCTCAGATACAAGCTCAGACAATCTTAATACATTAAGTATTTTTTTCTCGTCTATTTTTCGCTTTTTAACAATAGAGCTTTTAAGTAATTTTGCAACTTCCTTAAGTTTTATCTTTACTACACTATCGTCTATTTTACTTAAGTCTTTATTTAACTGCTTAAGATGTTCAGCTACTATTTTTTGTAGCTTAGTTCTAAGATTTTCTGTGTTTGAGATATTATTGATATATTCTCTAAGTATTTCTGCTTGGGATTCTTCTAGTTTACTATATTTTGAATTAAACTTGTCGACTAATACTTTATATGCTAATAGTCTTAAGTCCTTATCTTCCTTTCTAAATGCTTCTACTACATTATCAACACTAGAATTGCGTGTAGTATTTCCACATAGATATTCAATAATATTAGATCTTGAAGATAATATTGACTTAGGATTTTTAAAGTCCTGTGTAGATGACTCAAATAGTGTAGAAATTGCGGCGTTTACTTTATATTTTCCAAGTTTTGCTGTGAAAAATTCATCTAATTTATAGTTGTTTTTAATTTCCCTAATTAGGTTGTATTTTTCACGCCTTAACTGAGTCGTATTAAGCTTATTACGCTCCCTAAGTACAGTATCAATTGCTATTTCTGCCTTGTGTGAACTTTTAAACTTTTCGCCTAATAATACTCTATATAGGTGAAGTTCTTTTTTAATAACGGTATTCTTGCCTTTACCAAAAAACTCCTTTACTATACCTATAGCTGGAGACTTTGCAACGCCGTTTAATGTGTCAGTGGTAATCTGTCGAACTAATAGTTCAAACAAAATGCCAGTATTTTTTACTTTCGAATGTTTAGCCATTTTTACGCCCTTCTACTTATACTTTATCTCTTATATAAATATATCGAATTACTCCTTTGTATCTTCGTCTGACAATAGATTATTCTCGTCAAGCATAGATTGTTCATTCAGAGCAACTTTTTTATCATTTTTCAACATATTTAATACTTCTTTAGCTGCAAATTTTATACTTCTATCTCTGTTTTTTACGTCTCTAGTTTTTGTTTCACTTCCTAGTGGATCTCGTCCTCTTGGTGCTCTTTGAGTTCCGTAATCTACATCCTCTTCAGGTCTTCCAACATCACTATCACTTTTACCGCCTCTAGTTTTTTTAGTATCTCCAGAAGCCGATAGTGTTGCTCTATTTTTCTTTTTTATTTTTTCAGATATTTCTTTTTCTTTAGCTGGGTCTTCACCGTTTTGTTGAATCATATCCTGTCTATATACTTGTATAATATCTTCTACAACTTTTTCCCTTTCTAACTCAACCTCATCTTTACTCATTTTCCAAATATTATCGTAAATCCAATCTTCAGAAAGCATTTTGTTATTTTTTATAGCATCTGCAAGAGAAACTTTTTTGTCAAATACGTCAAGTTTTTCTTGTTCAGCTATTGTTGATGGATTAGTCAATTGAAGGCTAAAGTCTACAAGTTCTTCATCTGTGTATCCTTGAGAATATAAATGAACAATTGCAATTTTTGTAAGTTCTGATACAAATATTCTTTGTATTCTTTCAATAGTTCTTGAAAACCTAACGTCTTCAGCTGCTAAGGTTGCTTTACCTTCAACATTTTCGTCATATCCTAAAAAGGCTTTAGGTACTCTAAGACCGGCCATCATTCTATTTCTTAAATATTCTACATCATCCACTCCAGTCCATTCTAATCCACCGATATCTTCTATTGATGTATTTGAATTTCCACCTCTCACAGGTAAATAGAAGTCTTCAATCATGTTTTGAATATTAAACTTCATATTATATTCACCAGATTGTTTATCCATATAAGGTACCTTTTTCATTTTATTTATTACCTTTTGCATGTATGCATCTACTTCTGCTGGAGGAATATTTCCAATATCTATTTTAAATGCTCTTTTTTGAGGTGCTCTCATAATCCTGTGAATCATCATTGCATCTTCCATAAGAGTTAACTGTTTCCAAGTTTTTCGAGGTTGTTCTATCATTGACTTTCCATACGGTAAAAAATTAGTATCTTGTAAAAGCCTAAAATGTGCAATCTCGTAATTTTCATATATTTTATTACCATTTTTAGTTTTACCATATGCTCCAGTAACTCCACCAAACGTTTCGTCATATATAAATTCAACAGCTTCTGGTCTTTGTGGGTCAATACCTTCTTGTCTTGCAATAGCATAAGGAGATAAAGGACTAACTCCAACTACTCCTAATTTGTCAACAATTTTTAAATGTAAATAAAAGTCTCCATATTTACACATCATTCTAATCCAAGGATAAAGATTAAACTCAATATTTAACACATCATAAAAAAGATTATGTAATACTTGTTGTATTTCTTTCTTACCACTTTTAATTTCTAGTATATCACCAAATTCATTTTTAAGTGTAGACTCATCTGCATATACATCCAATGCCGCTGAAATAATAGAGTCATTATCCATTGATTCATAATCTTTAAATAGCTCATTTCTAAGCTGATTGAATCCTTGGCTTGGGTCATAAACTGAACTACCTCCTGGTGTAGAATGAAGTCTATTATACCTATCCACTAACATGTTTGTTTCTAAATTACCTGCTGATTGTGCTCTTGCTGGATCTATTACTTTTAATTTATTATCACCAACTCTTCTAACTACAGTTGATTGTCCTAAAATTTTCTTTAATCGTCCAAATAATGTTTTGTCTGCCATTTTGTTTTCCCTATTTAATTAACCACGTCAAATCTTCTCCACCATTTGGAGTGTCCCATTTCCAATCTTTATGGGTATCATTCTGTGTATACATTCCATCACTTCTACCTATATTGTCGATGGCATTTTTACTTAAATTTATACCATCGCTTCTAAGCTTGAGTGCAGTATCTCTAACCCAAAGACCAATAGATAATGCCATAACTAGGTCATCATTGTATCCTCTTTGCGCTTCTGCTCTATGTCCTTTCCAAATAAAGACAGCCAATTCATCTAACAGTCGTGTTGACCTGACGATTAGCGATCTTTCTCTAAAATAAATATCAAGTTTCGAAATTAAAAGTGGTCTGGTTTTACTAGATGTTGTAAAACCTGGAGTCATTTGACTTTTATCCTTTAAATCATAACCTTTTGAAATTTGTGTTGTAGCATCTGTAATGCCATCTTGTCTATATGTATAATATAGGTTTTTATATTGTCTATCGATTGCACTTTGAATTGCGCCAAAACCTACACTCGCATTTTCAATAACGAGTAAAGCTTCATTATATTCTGTTGCGACTGTTACCAACATATTACCAAAATCCTTTGGAGTTAATTGTCCTCTAAATTCTGCAACTTGTGTAATGTTGTCAATGTCTATAACTTGAAAAGAAGAATAATCACTTCCATCACCTCTAGCGACGTCAGCAACTACCATATAATCTTTAGAGTAGTCTGCATATTCCCATACCCAATATTCTCCATCTCTGCCTCTTCGTTCTACAGGATTTTGCATATATGTATCTTTATACCATTGTACAGTTTGTCCTTCAATTACTGTATTACCAGAAGAAATAAAGTCACAGTCACATTCTTGAGCGGCCATTTTAACACCAAGTAATTGTTCTTGTTCATTTCTCCATAGTTGGTCTCTTTCTGGGTGCAATGACCAATGAAGTCTAATAGTATTAAATTTATTTCTACCCTCTTCAGCTGCTACCCAGGTTTTGTGAAAGAAATTACCAGTTCCATTTGGTGTAGAAAGTATTATTGCTTTACCACCAGTTGCAAGTGTTTGTTGAGCGGATGCCCATATTTCGTCAATTTTATCAATAAATGCGGCTTCATCAATTACTAGTAATGATAGTGCTTCTGATCTACCTGCATCTCCAGAACTAGAAACTGCTTTGATTTGTGAACCATTTTTGAATCTTAGTGAGAGTTTATTATCTTCTGTAGTGGTGCCTTTTAACCAGCTTGGCAAATAATTATGCATTTCTCTAACCTTTGTTACAAGATTTTTTGCAACTTCCTGTTTTGTTGCAATTACAAGTACATTCTTATCTTCTTGAAATAGCATAAGCCAAAGAGAATATCCTGCAGATAGTGTAGATATACCTAACTGTCTGGATTTGAGTATAATATTATAATCATGAAGAGATAAATTTTCTAAACTAGTTTCTTGAAATGGATATAAATGAAACGGTATTCTACCCCTTGTTGGATGCTGAATTTGACAGTACTTTTTCATAAAGTACACAGGGTCTGCAGCGCATCTAGTATATTCGCTTTTTATTATTGACTTAAGAGATTGTTTTTGTCTCATATATATAAATATATATTTACAACAACAAAAAACCTAAAAAGGCTACTTCTTTGCACGTTTTTCAAAACTTCTACCACCAAAGTATGCACCTATAACCGTTATTAAAACTAATTGTAATAGGTCTGTCCATTTTTCTTCAACTTCAAATGCGATTGTTCCGGCGTCGATGAATATCATTAATACTGTACATACAACTAGAAATATAAGGACCAAAGGTCTTACATTTTTACTTAACCAAGAATCACTATTCATATCTGCTTTCCATCGATCAGTGATGTTAGCTTCCATTTTAGTTTCGTAATCTGATACTAATTGTTTAATTTTTTGTTCAGCTGCTAATTTTTCTTCTTTAGACGTATGTAGGTTATCAATTACTCCTCCTACTCCTTTTACTAAGTCTGCTGCTCCACCTGAAAATAGGTTTGTTAATATGCTCATAACTGTTTACTCCTTTATTTAGTATTCAAAGGGTGGTGTACCATAGTCTTTTTGTTGTATACCATACCAAGTTCTTCCAACTTGATAGTACCACCAACCATATTTATTATCTTCAATAATTTTAAACTTTCCAGCTGGAAGTGGAGATGGTTTTTTACTTGCTCTTGCAATATATTTTAATACAGGAACACCATCATCCCAAACCTTATCTGTTTTTCTTGCTTGTACTGTTTTTCGTTTTTCACTATTATATGCTGTGTGAAGTTTTCCTCCTGGTATGTCATCAATAAAACTTTTCCAAACATCTTCTGTTAATATGCCTTCTTTAACAATATACGCATAGTTCCAGTCTTTTGTTGGATATTTTTTAAAGTCGTTTATATCTTCAATTTTAAAATTACCTTTACCGCTTTTACTAACTGCAGCAATGTTTTCTCCTTTCTTAAAGTCTCCAACGGCTCTTCTAGCATTCATTCTATAGCCAAGACCATGTGGTTTTATTTTTTTAGCTTCAAGTACGCTTTCATCTAAGTCTATAGGTTCAACCTTTATAGCCTGATTAAATTCTAGTTCAGCCTTCTGAACTATTTTATGCATTTTAATAATGTCTTGTTTAAGTTTTTCTTTCTTTTTTGGATTTTTTTCAGCAACAAAAGCTTTTCTTAATTTTTGCTGTTCAAGTTGAACTTTTTGTAAAGCTTCAATTGCCTTTTTAAATTTACTAGTCATTGAAACTTCCAACATATTTAATACTTCTTCACTAATTATTTCGTGTAGTCTTTCTTTTTTCATTTTTAATCCCAAAATATCATTTTAGTAATTATACCAATAAGTGCTATCCAAATAGACCATAGAGTTTTTTGTGCATTTCGTCTAAAGGCAGTGTTTTGGTTAACCTTAGTAACGGCTCCATCATATGGATTAAGAAGTTTTTTCTTAATCATAGAAAGATCTTCTCTCATTCTTTCTTGGTTTTCTTTAACGTATTCTAACTCTTTTTTTACAAGCTTTAAATCACTATGTAAATGCTCGTTTGTTAATCTTGCCATATTTTTCTTTTCCTATTATTGAACCTATATCATATAAATATAAGCTCAGTTAAATAGTATCACATATCTTCTAAGTGTTTTTGCCAATCTAGTAATTCTTTCTTAAATTTAGCCTTTAATTCTGACTTATTTAGTCCTCCTTCCCAATCTTCAACTTCTCCAATTTCAGTTACAAATGTATTATTACTTTCTATCCACTCATTAAACTGTTCTACAATATCAGATATTTCTAATTGTTTAGATAGCTTAAATAACTCTTTTCGTTTTTTCTCATAATTTCCTGAATTTCTGAGTTTGGTTTCTTCCACAGATACACAACTTAGGCATTTTTTGTTTATTTTCCAATGGTGCTTATCAAATTGTCCTTTCATAATTTTACCACAATTAGGACATGATAGTGGCATATTAACAATGTCCCTAACACTTTGCATTTTAGAAATATTTTGTTTTATTCCATTTTTTATTGTCCAAATTTTATTTCCTTCTTCCCAAACATCTCCTTCAGATTTCACATCATCAGTAGTATATCCTACCTGTGTGCTTGTGGATTTTGTATAGTCGCCTTTAACTATATTTCTCATTCTTTGAACTTTGCTTTCGCTTATACCTTTTTTCATAACCTTTTTCTCATTTAGAACGTCATCATACCAGTAATTTGGTTTACTGGTGCAAATGCTCCTGTTAATTTATAAGTGTTTCCTTTATATATAAATACTAGGCCTTCACTTGGAATTATAGTTTTAAAACCTCCAATTGAAGCTATCTTTTTTAATTGTTGAGTCATTCTGTTTAGCTTTTTAAGGTCTCCACCTTTTCTAACATCACCTATTGCTTTTGCAACCTGCTTTCTTACATTTTGAATTGCCTTATCTGGGTTTGCAGCTAAAAAACCTTCTACATTTTTAAGTACTTCAGCTCCTAGTTCAAAAAATAAAGTCTCAAAGGGTTGCATATTTTTCTTTACTTGGTCTGCATGTTTTTGTTTGTCAAATTCTTTTGCCTTTTTCAGTGTTTCTTCATTTGGCAACGTTTTTTTATCAAGTCTAAATGATTTATCAAAGAATGCCCAACGCTTAACTAATCCCATTTTAGTTTTATTATCTATTTCCTTTATATTTTTATCAACATAATCTTCCCACCATGCTTGATGATATTCTGCAAACGTTGATGAGTCTTTCATATTAAACTTTTTCATAAGTTTATTTAGCTTTGCTGTAAAATATGGCTTTTTGATTGAGTAATCTTGGTGTGGGTTCATTTTTAATACTTTAGGACCTATTATTGAGAAATTTTTCTGAACAGTTTGGTTTGTTTGTGCAATCATTCCAGCTAAAATTCTAGCTCCATCAGAAACTGATCCTATAGCCTTTCCATCTTTATACTGTAAAACATTATGAAACTGTAAGTACGGTGCGTCATATGTAATTACATTTGCAGAAGCTGGAAACATAATTTCCATATTTACCCAGTTGTTACCATCATCAAATATCTTTTTTTGTTGTTTAGGATTAAGACTTCCTATTGCTTTTCCTAAATCTTTCATTGCAAAGGTAAAGGCCTTTTCTATATTACCTCTACCTTTAAATTTTGCTGCTACTGCTTTATAGTCCATTCCACCTCGCTTAAGGTCTCCAGTATTTCTAGCGGCTAGCATTTTGCCATTCCAACTAATAAATAAATTTTGGCCGTCAGTTTTTTCTGTGGCTGCTTTTTCTAGGTCTAAATTTCCTTGTAAAGATAGGTTTATAATTTTTTTGAAGTCTCCAAATGTTAGTCCTTTATCATCAAATGGATGTGACATATGGCCATAAGCTCCGCCTTCGGTTAGTAATATTTCATCAACTAACCATTTACTTAATGTTTCAGATATATTTGTTGGCCTTTTTTCATATTTCATTGGTTCACTTATTTTATTACCACTTACATTGGTAGAGTCTTTAGATTCTTCAGCTCCCATAAAACTTATAAATTTCATTCCAGCTATTTGTGCAATTTTTGTAATTCTAGATTTCCAATTTTTATATGCCTTTGTTTCTTTATAGTTTTGTGGATTTGTTGCAGTATCTGCTCCTGCAACTCCTGCTGGAAAATATGTTACACCTTGATTATAATCTACTACCCCTTTATCTGATGCTAGGTCTAAAACACTTGAACCGTCACCTATAATGTAATTAAGTACTTCATATCCAACCATCTCTGCAAACTTTTTGCCATTTTTTTCATATCCGAGGGTATTTATAAAATATGTTGGAGGTCCGTCATCAACATCTCCACCTGTTGTTGCAGTAGAATTTGCCTCTGATATTAATTCTAAAAAGTTAACCTTTGTACAGAATTCTAATATAGATTCATTAAGCTGTTCTAGTTTACTAACAACCATGTTGTAGTTCTTTATATGACCGAATATCTGTTTGAATATTTTTTGCTTTTCTTTTTTATTTAGCTCTGAGTCTCCTAAAGCCTTGCGAATTGCAGTGCCACTCATTTCACCATATCCACTTACATTCATTGAAACATGAGGAGCAATTATAAGATATGCGCCATCCTTATATCCAACCTCTGCCTTTCCTTTCCAGTCTTGAAAAAACTTTCCTTTTAGTCGTCCTGCGTCCTTTGAACCTACCATAAATACTGCAGCTGTTGTTTTTGGGTCGTATTTTTTTAATATTTCTTCTGCTTTATATGGATTTTTAACCTGTACAATTTTTGATATTCCGTGAGACTTTATTATTTTTTTCTTTTCTGCAAATGAAAATGGAGATTTTGGTAAATCAACTTTTCCACTTGTGGCTACATATGCATTTTTAAACCTTGATTTAAGCCATTTATATGTTTTTGCGTGATGCGCACCCATAGGCTGAAATCGGCCTGGATAGATTGCGACTACAGTTTTTATTTGCAAGTTTTCAGGTATTAAACCATCTACTAAATGTTTTGTTAATTTATCCATATACTATATAAATATCATTTTAGTGTTAAGATAGTTCTAATGTTGCTGTTTTTGTTATTCTGTCATGAGTTATAGTAAATACTAAAGTATATGCACCTCTGTTTTCTGTAACGGTTGCTTTTAGATCTATTTCTTCAGTGTTAGATAAATTTTTATCATAACTAACTTTTGCATGATTTGCGGCTATCCTACTTCTCTCTGTAGAAGTTGTTCCTACTTTAGCCGTATTAGCAGTGATTGCAGATGCTTGACTAGTTGTAATACCTGTCTTTGCTGTATTAGCTGTTATTGCAGATGCTTGTGAAGTTGTAATACCTGTTTTAGTTGTGTTTGTATTTAATGCGTCGATGCACTCATCTAATTTCTTGTTTAAAAACTGCAAAGCTTCATCTGACACGTGTTCATTGTGTGTTGTATCATCAAACCTTTCAGTTATTTTTGCTCTCTTTGTTGCATCTCGTAAATTGTTATATCTACTATCTGAGTCATTTGCTAAATCATCTGATTTTCTTATTGCCATTATTTTATCCTCTTATATTTTATTGTGAATTGTCCTCTTAAGTTGTTTAAATCTTCACCCATTGTAATTCTTGGAAGTACATACTGGCCTTCTTCTAATGTGACATTCAAATTAGAAACATTATAGTGTTTCCATCTATTACCATTCAATGTTATATTACCTGAACTGGCCACCAAGGCTTTTGTTGTTCCTGTATTTGAATCATAGTTTGAACTTGCAAGAGAAGCTACAGTATTAAATAATTTAACAGTACATGTTGTT